GTTATCGGGGCTCTCGGTGGAATCATCTTTATCTTCCAGTCCGTGACTCTTGTGAAGCAGCGACGGGCAGCCTGATCTATTCCGAAGTGGCGAGATAGGTCTCTATGATTCTTTCAGGCTCAGGGGTTGTATCTTCTGAAATCCGTTTTGTTCGCTTCGCTCGCAATGGAATCATGACGCCTCGCGTTCCTCCGCACTTCCACTCTTCCGATCGGTGAAACGCTATCCGGTTCTCTTCTAATGTCCCGTTGATCGTGCTCGCGAGGCGCCGGCACTTCGGATCATGGCAGGCTATATGGGTAGGATCGACCCTGATTCCTTCACCGGGAGCCACGTCAAACCCGCATACTGCGCAGTGACCCCCGGAACGCACAAACCCAACACGCTTGCAGTAGACGTGCTCAGTGGTGGCTTCTCTTTCCTGTCTTGCTCGAATCCTCGCCTTTCTTTCCATGAAGTTCCTCAGCGGCTTTCCTGTGAGGTACTTCAACGTCGGATGCACTACTGACAGAACTGGTGGAAGCTTTTTTGGCATGGGATTCTCCGGTCTCTAATCCGTGAGCCTGTTTCGCAAAGTTCGCAATACGCTCAAGCGCTGCCGGTATCTCCTGATCGCTCGGCGCAAAGCCGCTCAGTACAACCTGCAGTTCATCGCGCAGAGTTTCCAGAATGATTCGTGTTTCCGGTTTCATGTGGTCTCCTTGGGCTTGATTACGAAGACGAGTGAGCCGTCTTCTAGTAAATCCATTGTCACTACGATATTCCCATCGAATGCCAGGCGGTTCAAAGTTTTATCGCGGGCACTACTGTTGGGACTAAGAATCACGCGAGTTTCTCCGTTTATCTTGAACTCAACGTTCACGCCTTCGCTCCTTTTCTCTTTGCCACCTTGGGCGGCTTCTTCACGGTTTCTAAAACTTCGATTTGAAAGTCAGTCAACCATTGAGGCTCGGCATCCCAGTACTGCCCGATCTTGGCCAGGCCAAACGCATCTGCAAGGTTGTCGCTCGAGAGATCAACGCCCCATCGCTTGTAGACTTCCTTGACGATGGTGTTCTTTTCCGCGTTCCCTTTACCGGCGATGAACTTCTTGAGGCTCGTCGGCGCCACCTCGATCGGCCGCTGGCCCAGTTCTCTCAGGTGATAGCGAACGATGCCTCCAAGCTCCGCGATCGCTCTGGAGTACGCCATGTGCGCAGAGAAGGCGTATCCCTCGATCAGCACGCGCGTCTCTTCTTGGGCGCACAGCCCTACTGTCTGTCGAATCAAGTCCCAGCGAGCAAAGATGTCTGTTGGAGTGGGGCTCACGAGGATCCCGAGATAAAACATTCCTTCGGTCGACTGCTTGATCTGTGGCAGTGCTGGTGGAATGCGTCGACTCACCTTGTCGATGGCAGACTGCTCAGGAGAAAGCAGCGCCAGTCCGGTTCCTGAGAGAGAAAGGTCAATGCCCAGAATCACGTAGTTTCCTTTCGCGTTCCTTCTCGTAGCCACGCTCCCAAGCTCTTGCCTTGGAGATATCTGAGTAAGGAACCTGGTTGATGCCGCGGTTACGGTGATAGGCGAGGCGTCCCTGTTCGAATGCGGCAGTGAGTGTTGCTGAAACGCCATTGCCTCTAACGGTTCTTCCGAGAGTGTCGCGCTTCATTTCAGAGGCACTCCCTGGATGGCGACTTCGAAAGAGTCGGGCGCTGTATCGAACATGAGGCCATGTTCCTCACATAAGGGAACACTGAATCCGGTTCCACGATTTCCGCCTTCCATCAACCGTGTCGTCGTCTTAGGCTTCGGGCACAATGCCATCGTTCCGCGCACCAGCAGGGCTGCACAGAACTCGTTCGTCTCGTTTACTGGGGATTCGCCGACGTCCATGCTACTTCTCCAGTGTGTCGAACTGTTTGAGGAGAGGTGTGTCGGCAGTGTCGTCGACCGTGAAGAACTTGCCATCCTCGGAAAGAACGGCAGTCTTCGGGTCGATGTTTGCAACCTTGCACAGAGTACCGGCCATCTCAACAACCTTGAACTTGGCAACGGCAACAGCACCCTGCGCCTTCGTCACTTCGTCGATCAGGGCTTTCAGATTCGCAGCCTCTATCGGATCAATTGAGCAAACTTTCATAATTCTCCTGTGTTTATGAACCCGAACTTTGGGAGCCCGGGTCCACGTTGGAAGATTGAGAATGGTGGGGTTTGGGGAGGGAAGTCATATCAATAGCCATTTCAGTACGGCGCACATCTTGGACGTTGGATCGTGAGGAATGCAGCGGTCGACCGCCAGCGATGTCAGCAGCGCGAGCACCGCTACGATCAACGCTGTAATGGACAGCCAGAGGCTATACCGTTTCATCATCCTTCTTCTCCACCATCCTGGACTTTGCTTTTGCCCATCCGGCCAGACACTTGGGGCACAGCGGCGGCATCTCCGCTTCTTCTTCGTGATCGCAGCCGGGGCAAATGTAGGTCGTCATTGCGCTGCCTCGAATTCGAACAACGCGAGGTCTTTCGTTAGTACCTTGAAGATTTTCATGGTGGTCTTTACGTCGAACATCGCGTCGTGAGCCTGAGCGTTGATCTCTGCCAGAGTCACAAGGCCCATGTGCTCGGCGACCGTCATCAACTGGAAGTTGGGGAGCAGGTGCCGTTCCTGCATCAGCCGGATCCCGGCAAGCTTCGACACGTCGAGAATCGGCCAGAAAAACCAACTGCCGAAATATGGGTCTCCTGCCTTCAGGAACCAGGCGCGGATCATGTCGGCGTCAAAGTCGGCGTTATACCCTACGAAGTGCGCCTTGTCTTTCCGGTCGAACTTGTCGATGTGCTTGCCAAGCATGCCGGTGAATTCCTTGTATCCGGCCATCGCTGGTTGATACGTCTCGATCTGAGTGACCGTGTCTTTTTTGACGTCCAACGCCTCCTGATCTACCGTTTCTTTCTCGAACGGCTGCATCCGATTTTTGACCGTCTCGCTAAGTTTCCGATCGTCGTACAGCGTTCCAGCGATCTGGATCAGTCCGTGCTTCTGCGGATCGGTGCCAGTGGTCTCGCAGTCGATAAAAACGCTTTTCACAGTGTCAACCCTCTCCGATGGACTTCAGCCATCATTGACCGAAAACATTGGAACCGATGCATCAGGTACTCATCGCCGTCAAGTTTCATGATGCCGAAAGCCTCTGACTCGCAAGCGTCCGCGGCACCATCTGGAGCGTTGGCGATGTATCGCCCCATCCGGCTCAGTTCCGCCATCTGGTATTTGATCTGATTCCGACGAAGGAAACGAATCGTGTTCATCAGGTGCGAGTCTGCCATTGCCGTGATTGCAATGACTCGATGGTCACGAGTGATCCACACGTCGCAGGCGTCCGCTGATTTCCACGGGCTGCCGCCAAGCAGTTCTTCGTATTCGCCTTCTGACATTTCCATAGCGAGACTCCTACTGATTAACCTTCGTGATCTTCATCTCAAACTTGCCGACAGGATCTTTCTTTTGAAACTGAAGTTTCGTCTTGTCGTCAGGGAAAACGAGCGTCGTGTTTCCGATCCATCGCGCTTCGATCAGGAAATCGCCAGCGATGATCTGCTTCTTGTTCTTGTCCTTGAACGTCTTCGGCGTTCTGACCTTCAGGTACTCCGCGAGGTCATCGTGCGCGTGGTCGTAAAGCAGGTGTGATTCCTTCACCGTCTCGTGCTGCTCCAGCAGGGCGAGCATGGTCTCATCCGTGATGATGTCGGCCCCATCGTAGGACACGGGAGGATTGCACGCGCTGCCGAAGTAGGGACACTTCCGGCATTCGGAAGGATCGTCGATGAACGGAGGCATCTGTCCTTCCTTCATGTGAGCGAGTTGCGCATCGAGACCTTCCACGTCAGAAGGAAGTTTCCTGTACCATTCCCGGGCATCCATCGCCACCTCGGCCCGGTTCAGGAAGTCCTCGATGCGTTCGTGGTTCCCGTTCTCCCATAGTTTGACTTCCAAGAGGAGTGGCAGTCCGTTCCGGTCCAGCAACATGAACCCCAGGTCGATGTTCATGGCCAGCATGTACGCAAGCAACTGGTGAGCTCCCGATCGCGTCCAACGTCCCTCAAAGAGATCCTCGAACTTCTTCACCTTGGCGACGAGGTTAGGATTCCAGGACTTCACTTCCAGGGGGTGACGTGTGCGGTCGAACTGCAGTTG